AACATCGTCATCTACCTGCTACCGATCCCACGGATGGATGAGAAGTACCGTGACCTCTACACTTGGCGAGCGTGGCTACGCACCGTGTTCGATGGAGCGGTGACCATTAGTGGAAACGCAGCGCAGGTGGCGGTCACCGGTACTACACTCGGCACAGATACTTACGCCGATCAGGATTACCTGACGGTTCAGGCAGCTGCGGAAGTCACGGTGCTAGACACCGTGGCGTTCACCGCCTAGAGCAAGGAGAACTTAGATGGCAACCTTCGGCGCAAAGGCTCTGACGCGTATCGCTACTGCGTCGCAGGCCGCTTTCGGAACCGCAGCTTCAATCGGCACCGCCACTGGCGAGATCCTCTTCAACGAGACAATCGGCAGCCTAGATTTGGGAGTGGTGGTCGATCTCGGAGAAACGACATCAGTTGGTAAGCGAACCGCCATTCAGGCGAGCCAGCCAACCATTACCGGCAAGGCTCCAATCCTGACCATCGCCGAGGCTCCTGCTTCAATGCGAACTCTGCCATTGATGTTCGATGCGATTGGCGCAACCACGACCGGCGCTGGACCTTACACCTGGACTTGGTCGCCAACGCAGGGCGATGTTGACACGCTCGTCTTCTACTCCTTCCTTGTTGAGGATGGCGTGCAGAAGTATCTCGTGCGTGACGCTGCTCCAACCGAGATCACGCTGTCAACAGATGCCAACGGTCTGCTTCAGGCTGGCGCAACCTTCGCTGCCACGACGGCTGCGACTTCAGCGCTTGCCTTCCCTACGGCAATCCCTACCAACCCATTCTTGGCTGGCCGCTTGATGAAGCTCAGCACTGACACCAACTTCCCTGACAAGGCTGGTACAGGCGCGACCGCCTACGCTTCGATCTACAACTTCAACCTGTCGATCACGACAGGTGTGGGGATGGTCACGGCTCTTGATGGCAGCCTGACGGCCGCTACCGCAGCGCTGACCGGTGTGCTTGATGCAACGCTGACCTTCACGGTTGCGAGCAACGCAGCCGCTGGAACGACCTTCCCAATCACCGACATTGCCAACCAGAAGTACCTGCGCCTTTTCGGCACCACCACCGATAACTACGGCGTGTGGATTCTTGGCTCGTGGGAGATTGAGAATATCGTTCCTCTCTCCGCCGATAACGAAGGCGTTGTGGTGAATGAAGTGACCTGCCGATTGGCGTATGACACGACCTCCGGCAAGTCGCTCGAAGTGGTGATTGATTCACCACTGGCAACAGCGCCATAAAGCAGAGCGCCTAAGGCGCTAGTAGGAGGATCAATATGGACACAGTAAAGATCGAACTAGACGGCGCGTTTGCCGGTTGGAACATCGAGTTGCGACGCAATGTAAGCGCTCGCATCCTGATCGACCTACAGGGCGACACGGCCGTCCAGTTCGCAGCCTTCGCTAAGTTGGTTGTGAGCCACAACTTCAAGGACATTGACGGCAACGCCACCGATGACATCCTTGACGCTCCAGTCTCTGCCATCACGGCATCGATGGAGAGGTGGGCAACCGCGATCTCAGCACTCCCAAACGCGTAAGGCTGGAAGCCAAGCGGCTGTCCATTGGACAGTCAGTCGTGGTGACCAGCCCAGAGATCATCGCGCACACACTTGGCACCGCCTACGGTGTGCCACCTTGGGAGATACTGAAGACCGCAACCGCTGAAGACCTAATGACCTATTGGGGTCTGTATTGCGAGATTCAACCAAGGAGCAAGTAAGTGGCTAAGGCTGCCGTAGAGATCGAACTCCAGGGCAATGTTCGCGCGGAGGCTGAAGCGCTTCAGAAGGCATTCCTCAACTCGCTCGGCTGGAAGGGTGTTCGCAAGCTAGAGCAGTTCGCCACGGTGAACGCAGCTCGCGCCCTTGCTAAGCCGGTACGAGAGAAGGCTCCACGAGATCTCGGCGGACTTGCCAAGAGCGTGCGCGGTCGCCGCTCGCGCATCACTCGACCAGGCGCAATCGTCGGTCCAGTGGCTGGGAAGAAGCACGCCTGGTACGCGTGGTTCGTCGTCAAGGGAACCAAGCCACACACCATCCCTAAGGTGACTGCCGCCAACCTGTTCTCTGATCGCAAGTTCATTGAGCATCCAGGAACTCGTGGCAGCAACTTCGTGATTGAGGCAGTAGAGGCTAATATCCAACTAGCTAAGGATGCGATGTCTAAGACCATCGTGCTTTTGCTCAACGATGAGGCGATGCGCGCCAAGGTACTCGGTCTAGAGATTGAGTATGCCAACGGCACGGCGACGAAGTTCCAACAGGAGCAGTCGCTCCGCCAATGGAACAAGCCAGACTTTGTCGGCCCACTCACCCCTCTCCAATCTGAAGGCAAGCGCCGCCGAGAAGCAAGCGACAAGGTCAAGGCAATCGCCACCTTGGCACGAGCCAATCGACTCAGGGCAGATGCAGCGGTCTTCGGCATCTCGCCAAATATGTCCAACCTGCGAACAGGGTAGGAGTAAGCAATGGCTAACATCGCAGTCAATGCAACGATTAGCGCTCGTGATGCCGCGTCTAAAAACATCAAGACCGTCAACAAGGCGCTCGGCACACTTGGCAATACTGCCAGTCAGATCGGCGCAGACTTCCGCAAGGTGGCACTGGGTATTGCCGGTGTAGCCGCAGGCGTTGGCGCGTTCACCGTCTCGGCGATCAAGGGTGCAGCAGCAGACGAAGCCGCAACAGCAAAGCTGACCGCAGCCCTGAAGGCGCGTAAGCTCGGCACTGACAGCGTTCTGGCTGCGGTGGAGCGGCAGATCATCGCTGGTCAGAAACTCGCCTTCACTGATGATGAGGTGCGCGCATCGATTGAGGCAAGCACGCGATTCACCAAGAAGTATTCGCAGGCGACAAAGATTCAGAATGTTGCAATGGAGCTGTCGCGCGCCACCGGTATGTCTCTTGCAGATGCAACCATCGCTGTAGGTAAGGCGTTCCAGGGCAACGGCGGCAAGTTGCTAAAGACACTCGGCATCAATGCCAAGGTGATCAGCGGCCAGAAGGCGCTCAACGCAATCCTTGCCAAGACCAAGGGCAGCGCGGCCGCCTATGCCGACACGCTGGAAGGATCGTTCAGTGTCGTATCCATCCAAGCAGGAGAACTCAAAGAGCAGTTCGGCGCGGCCTTCCTACCAGCCGTCACCAGACTCTTCAAGGGTCTGGCTCCGTATATGGAGCGCTTCTCTGGCGTGATCACCGCGTTGACTCCTAAGCTCCAGCGCTTCGCCGATCAACTTGTCACAAAGATCCTGGACAAACTGCCAATGCTTATGGGTCAGTTTGAGTCTGAGTTCCCCAAGGCAATCATCGCGGTGGAGCAGTTCATTGATAAGATCGGTGCCATCGGCAAGGGCGCTGACTCTCTGCTCGGACCAGGCGGCTCAATCACCCTGCTTGTCACTGGTATCGGTGCAGCCTTTGGTGGACTGAAAGGCGCAATCGCTGCCAACCTGGTCAAGGATGGAATGGACCCATTCACCGCGCTAGTCGTTGCCAACATCGCCGCACAAATCCCTGCTGCCTTGGCAGGCGCAATCACAAACCAGATTGTCGCAGGTGCTGTTGCTAAGTTTGGGGTTGCGATGGCTGCTGCTTCTACAGGAAGTGCAGCCGCTGGTGCGGCTCTTGCCGGTGGCGCAGGAGCCGTCGCTGGATTTGGCGGAGCTGCAATCGCTGGCGCCGCCGCACTGCCATTTGCAGTACCTCTTGCACTAAAGGCTCTTGGATTCGGTGCAGGTTCAATCGCGGTATCTGGTATGGACCCTGCAATGATTGCCGCCGCAAAGGCTGGAACAGTCAACAACATCTACATCGGCACAGGCAAGGTGGACACCGTCGTGACCGACTCGATCAACCGAACAGGCACCTTCAAGCGCGGCCGCTAAATGGCGAATCCGTTCACGCTCATCGTCGCAGGAGTCACAGGCGCAGGTGCCGGTGGCGACCTGCTCACGCTTCCAGCTCCAGCCTCTACGACCGTTCCTTATGTTGACCTTGGCAGCCTGACGGCAACCCTTTCAGGCGACGGAGACGGCGGACAGATGTCCTTCGATGTGATTGAGCCAAAGACTCCGAGTGGAAATCTGCCGTGGTGGCGATCAGGTGGGGTCTACGACAATGCGCGCGTGCAGCTCTTCGACAGCCGCTACAGCGCGACCACGCCGATCTTTCTTGGCTTCATTACAGGCATCAATGCGCGGCTGCTAGAGAACGGCGTAGGCACACGCTGCACGGTCAGCGTCTCGGATGCCGATGCCTGGCTTCAGAAGACCATCATCCGCAATGGCAAGACTGGGATCAGGGCGACCTCCTTCGTGGACGCGTTCACCCTTGGCACTGGCGATCCAGAAGCCACCACCGCAACGACCGACCAAGCCATCATCAATGGGCTACTGGCACGAGTCGCTGCACAGCAGACTGACGCGACCACCTTGCAGCTGCTGAACACCGCCATCATCAGCGGCAGCAACCGCGCCATCTTCACCGGCACGGCGCAGAACATCGGCAAGCAGACCTTCAAGGCGACCACACTTGCAAGCGCCCTTGAAACCGTCGCCGACGCAGCAGGCGGTATCACAGATGTGCAGTACCGCTACTGGATCGACAACGACGGCCGCCTCAACTATGGACCGAAGACCGCCGCGCCATCGTTCGCCAACGCTCCTGCCGAGATCGTGACCGACCCTGCCAACATCCAGACTGGTAGCGCGGCAAGCGTCACGCGCCTCTTCGCTCGTGACCTCTCGGTCAACCTGGATCACGGCGACATTGTGAAGGGCATCTTCGTACAGCCTGACTCGGCGTATGCGCGGTACGACAGCAACATCGTCTTCTCTGGCGCACCGACCAACGACCCATACTTCCGCACCTACAACGGCACCTACTTCAAGGCGACGGTCACGACCGCTGCTCGAACCGGCACGACCGCCACGATCACGACCTCACCTGCTCACGGCTTCGCCACCGCGCGCAGCGTGACCGTGGCACTGACGAGCGGTCCGACAGGCTTCGCTGCTCTGAACGGCACCTTCACGATCACAGGCGTGACCTCCACCACCTTTACCTACACCACTGGCACAAGCGGCACGATCACCTCAGGTGCGGCCGTGGGTACGGCATCTGCGCAGGGAAGCGGCACGAGCCGCACTGGAGCAGGGCAGGCAACGCGCAATGGTCCGATTCCTCACGAAGTCTTCAGCGCGCCGAAGCTCGACAAGAAGTCCGACCGTGGCAGCCTAGTCAGCCTGCTCGCTCGCGGCACGATGGTCACACGCAGCAAGCCGGTACGCACCGTCTCGTTCACCGTTGCCGGTGGCAACCTCAGCCAGACCTCAAACCCAGACTGGTCCTATGGATTCACGCAGGGCTACGCCGAGACCGCCACCTCAACCTACACGCTGATCAAGGCGTGGCTGCCAGGGCAGTATGTCAAGGTCACCGCGCCGATGCTCGACCTCTCGTCTACCATCCTCTACATCGCCACCGTGACGCTTCGCTTCGCAGAGGGTGGCGGCACCTACCAGGTGCAGTACGAGATCGAAGCGGACTTCCGTCGGCAGTATCTCAGCGGCCTTCGCGGCTTGATTGGTGGTGAGTAATCGTGGGTAAGTACGGCACAAACCTAGAAGGCTTCGGCGCGTTTGAGGGTGGAGTCAACGCAGACAAGGGCGCACCGCTCGTCAGCACATCAAGCGACGGTGCAACTTCGCTGCTCTTTGGTCCAGCTGCACTCCGAGAGATTCAGGCTGGCGTGGCAAACGGCGACTTCGCCATTCCGCCGGACGCAGCTGGAGACACGATTACCGAAGAGAACCCATTGCCCTACTGGACCTTCACGGATTCGAGCAGCGGCGCGATTACCTGCGCCATCGTCACGGATTCTGGCTCTGGATCAGGGAACATTCTTCGCTGGACTGTTGCGGCAAATACGGCGAGTAAATCGGCGTTGATTTTTCGCAATGTTCCTATCGCGGCAACAAGAGACAGAGCCTACGCCTATTCTCTAGAAGTCACTGCCGGAGGATCGAGCAATATCGCAACTCGTGACCTAGTGATCTCTTTGCAATATCTGAAAGCAGATCAGACCAATACAGGAACTGCTATCTCGCGCACATACGATTTTGCTGATTTCATCAATACAAGCACAGGGCTTTTCATTGCGAATACTGAGCGATTGAATGCCCCAGCAGACGCTGCGTATGCACAAATCGCCATTCAAGTAGCAGCAACAACGACAAACGCATCGTCCTATGTTATTGATCTTTATGAGGTCAAGCTGATTCCTTGTCAACCAATGATTCTAGTAGCGGATCGAAATAACGCAGCGACATATGGGCCAGGTGCAATGTGGAAGGCCAACGGCATTACATCTGTTGATACGGAAATGCCAACATCGCTAACTGCTGGCTATGGCAAGCTCCAACTTAGTTCTTCCTCTGTGACGGTGACCTCTCCGTTCATTAGCAGCGACGCTGGCACCGGCATTGATGCGGTCTTGGTGCAAACAGGAAACCTTATTGTGGATGACACAAGCGCTAGTGCGGATCAGATCACCATTACAGACACGACGGCTGGTGCAGGGCTAACCATTGGAGGAGACACCAACCTATTCCGTTCTGCCGCCAACACGCTAAAGACTGATGACTCTTTCGTAGCCACTGGCGACATCGGCGTTAGCGGAGCAATCTACGGCACAACCGCGCTGACTGGACCGAACATTGACCTGGCTGGAACCAACACGCGCCTCTGGTCTCACTCAAGCAGCGCCGCAGATGTTGCCGCCTCAACCGCAACGACCATCTCTGGTGTGCTGATTACCAAGGCGACGGCAGGTCAGCCAAGCACAAACATCAACGGCACCGCTACAACAGACGCATTCGCTGACGCGCTCCGCAACGGCGGCATCGCTGTAGACACCACCAACAACCGCGCCTACTTCTACTCAGGCGGCTGGAAGTATGCCGCGCTCACCACGCCATCCGACTCACGCCTCAAGGAAGAGATCACCGAGATCACTGGCGCACTTGACACACTCCGCCAACTTGTGCCGGTGGCGTTCAAGTGGAAGAACCCAGACGCACACGGTCGCAGCGATGCAGTCGCTGACGATGGCAAGCGACTAGGCTTCATTGCCGATCAGGTCGCCACGACTGACTTGGCGCACTGGGTTGAGACACTCGGCGTAGACGAGAGAGAGGCGCATCTCGTTGATACGACTGAGGTGCTTGCCGTCAACATCCCTCAGAACGAGATGGAGGCGCTCGTGGTGCAGGCGCTGCT